TTGCCAATAGTTCCACGGAGTAGGCTTGCCAATATTTTTATACAAGTTTTGTAGTATTGCATAATCAAATAAAGGACCTTGACACCATAAGTAATCAAGTCCTACACACCATTTGTTTAATTGCTTTGTTAGTGTGTCCATGTTTACTCTTTCATGGTCACCAAATGCTTCATCACGTATTTCAGGCTTTTGTTTGCCCCACCATTCAAGTGTATTGTCATCTATTGTACGTCCATACTTTTCACTTTGTTCTTCTATGTCAAGTCTTAGATACAAAGGTTGATGTGGCTCTGCATTAGTTGTAGGATCAAACTTAACTGCGCCAAGTGTTATGATTACACTATCTGGTTCTACACCAAGTGTTTCTAAATCTATCATTCCATGTGTTGCCATTATTCTTCACCTCCAAAGTCAAACAAGTTGTTAAATGTATTCTTTTGTTTTGTACTTTCTAAGTCATAGTTTAGCGGACCAATCAAGTTACCCAACTTGTTATCAATGATTGTTTCTTCCATAGCATCACCATCGAATGGCAGTTCCTTAAACCATTCTGGCAAGTGTAATTCATCTACAGGATATGCTACACTTGTATAACCCATTGGATTCTGTTTTAGTTTACAAACAATAACTTTCATACCATCTACAATCTCTTGACTGTATTTGTCACTGTTCATACGTTTTAATGTGTTCCAGTTAATACTTGCTCGAACGTGTCCGGGCATATTTGCTTTGCCTTGTTTCTGTTCAAGTTTCTGATAATGTCCAATCTTGTTTGCACGTTTCGGACTACCTTTTTCATGTCCTGGACGACTCTTAAAGTCTGTTCTAAATTCTGCAATGCTGTCAAGTATTTCATCTTCTGTGCCTTTTTGTAATACTTTAAGCAGTACTTCGCTCAAGAAGTCTTGCATAAACACAGGAGTATCAGAACGTTTTAGATCAAGACCCATTGCTTTTACTTTGCCTGGCTTACCATCTACATCACGTCTTGTACCTTCATCATCATACACAAGAATTGCATAACGTTTCTTTGTAATAAACAATCCGCTTTCGCCAACAATCTCTCTACCTGCCGCGATAACATCTGATCTGCTCTTTGGACAATGGAAAGTATCTAACATAAACTTACCAAATGATTTGTTTGCTTCATCACAAACTTGTTCATATAGTTGTACTACACTTTCTTTAGTCCAAGGAATACTACCTTTATCTATTTCGTCTTTTAGTATTGGATATGCACTAAAGTACACAGAGTCTGTGTCTCCGTAAATTATACTCTTACCTACGTAATTGTATTCACCTGTAATAACTTTGTTTACTTCTGCACTCATGTGTTTAACAATTTGTCTACCTGTTAGTGTTGTACTTTGACCAATACGTCCATCAAAGAATCTACAACCAGGATTAAGAATAGCACCATATAAACTATTTAGGTTAATCTTCTTAACAAGTTGTCTTTTATCCCAAAATTCTATTTCTGCTTTGTTCTCTGCGGCCAATGCCTTTTTCTTCATAGCCTGCATTTCTTTACGTTCACTGTACCAACGTTTAAGTAGTCCAGGAATAACACCTTCAAACTCTGTTGTAAAGATTGTACCGTTAGCACTGATCATCCACGGCTTGTTGCTATTAAAGATAACTTCATGTATTTGTGCACCACTCATTACGTCTGACTCGCCATTCTCCCAGTCAACTGTAATGCTGATGTCTCTACGTTTTTCCATGACAGCATCAAACTCGATAGTACCGAATCTACCTTCCCATGCCGCGGCAAAACTCTTTTTCTTTAGACCCATTTGTTCACCAACATATTTGTTAGTGTGTTCTGGACGAAGTTGTCCTATAACAGTTGCTGGATCCATATTCAAACTTCTAATAACAGATGGATACAGTGAATTCAAGTCCATTGATCCAATCCATTCATGTACGCCTACCTTAGGATATGCAACATAGGCACCCGCCGCTGGCTCTGAGCCTGGCTCACGTTTTATTCTATTAGGAACTTGTTGTCCACGTCTGTGTGCTTCATTAATAATTGCTTGTTCTGTAACTGCGACAGCACCCATAGTGGTCTGTAGCAAAACAGTATTTGCATGAGCAAGTTCGTTACTAAGATCAATAAACCTTAGTTTTTTGTCCAACTTGTCCAGTAGTGCAACGTCTTGTCTGTTGTACTCAATGAACGTTCTGAAGTCATTGTTATAAAGGGCATCGAGTGTACCTTCGTACACAGTTTTCGTTTCGCCAACTTCCATTTCACCAATGGCATCAAGTCTGTAAGTGTGTCTTTCTTCATACGTATATTTACGATATAATTCCAAACTATCTAAATGCACTCTACCTATTAGGTCATAGGTTTCTTGTTGTCTACCAAACTTTTCATATTCTCTTTTCTTAGGAAACTGATCAAACAAACAAAAACGTCTTGTGTCATCTTTGCTTAATACTTTTGCTACACGGTTAACAGTATATGGAATATCATAACCTTCACTGTTCCAACCTGTAATAATATCACTGTCTTGTATTAGATCAAGGAATGTTTTTAACATATCTCTTTCATCTGCAAACAAGTGTGTGTTAGGGAATTCTTTACATTGCTCTTGTGCTTCTTCCATTGTAAGTGTCTTAGGCGGTACTGCAAGTGTTACAAGTGTATCAAGCCACTGTAGGTGTACGGAAATAGCAGTAATAGGCATAAACGGATCACTTGGATCAGCGAAGCCTCGCTCTGGATCATAGTCTGTCTCAATATCAAAAAATGCTACGTTTAGTTTAGGAGCATCTTGATTAAGATAGTTTTCACTTAAACATTGAAAGATAGGATTAATATCGCTTTCAAACAATTTCTTGTTTTTATTAATTGCTTGTTCTTTACGAAAGTCTTTTGTATTCTTGGATACAATTCTACTTAATGGATCACCGTAAATACTTCTGTACTTACCTCGTTGATCTTCATAATAGAAAGTATATTTTACAGGGTATTCAGCAAACTGACGTTTGCCGTCTTTTCGTTCTACAACACGAATAATATCTGCGTTGCGATCAAAGTGTGCGTCTACATAACTCATTCATTCTCCTCTTGTCCTTTGCGGCGGACATATACCAATTGTTTCGTTTATTGGCCGAAAAAACCATCTTGTATAAGACCTGCAATATATATTATTGTAAGTCCTGCGTTTAAAATAATCAACGACTTTTCTTTCCAAAGTACTCCAACAAGTACCCAAATACTATTTGCAATAGTAAATGCGTAACTATACCAAGGATACATATTGAAAGCGGCCATTGTTGCGGCTATCAATAATACTGTTGTCCCTGTCCATGCTAACCATTGATATGGTTTAACCTGTATATCGTTTGTTTCTAAAGTACTCATCTGCGTTTTGTGCCTTGTCATCTATCCAAATATCGTAGTGTGGTTTGTGAAATCTAACACTTGTATATTCTACTCCCCACTCTTCTAATTGCCTAACTGTAAACTGTGACCAATCTTTGTGCGAGTTTGCACCCCGAGCAGTCCAATAGTGTACCTCATTGCCTTGTGCCAAAAGTTCATTAAAATACTTAATTCGCTCTTTATTGGGAACACTATTTTCATAATTACTGTTAACAGTATAACATATAGTCCCGTCGATGTCAACCATATATTTCAATATTTTGACTCCTTAGGTTCTTCAAAAAAGTGTTTGTCACCCATTGCTTCTCGTATCTTTCTGAATATCATATTATGCGGATATGTTTTGTAATAATCCGTTTGGTATAGTTTTTCGCTTGCCTTTTTAGTTTCTGTAATCTTTTGTATAATGAATAGCCTAATTGTTGGATCGTTTAGTTCATTTTTATAATGATCATAATTATATTCAATAAACAACAAATCCCTGTCTACAAAGTATTGTGTTTTACACAAACCAATTAAATCTTGTCCTTCATTTCTATCTTGAACTCCATGCAATACAATTAACAATCCGTGTAAGTTATCTTCATAAGGAAAGTTAATCATGTGCTTCATGATATCCATATATTGGTCTGTGTGAATTACTGGTACTTTCGAACTGTATGCCCAAGGACATCTTGCCACTGAGCCATCTGTTGGTTGAGATAATTCTTTAAGGTGTATCTCTAACCAATCATCAATTCGTTTTTTATCTTCTTCTAATACCATTAGTACCAACCTGCGGCTACTCCGTATCCAAATATATTAACGCATACGAACCAACCTGTTATTAACATTACCCAAGCGGCACCTCTACGATAAGATGCATAGCATTGTGTTGTACTACCAACAAAAAATGCAGGATAAACTAATAACATATTAGGTTCTTTGGCTGTTATTGCCAGCGTCATACTTGCGCCGACTGTAAAAATAAAACTGACAAGTTCGAATGAAAATGCAATCTTATCTGATTTGTAACTGTTAATCCAAAAGTCTTTTATCTTTTGCATTACTTGTCTTTGCCGACTGTGACAACAAGTGTTTCAAGATCATCAAATTCATCAGCAACTTTATGCCAATCTTGTTTGTGTGCAATCTTAATTGCCTTGTTGATCAATGCAGGCTTAATGTCTAATTCTTGAGCAACTGCTTTTACAGTTTCTCTTAGACCTTCTTGCAAGTCTTCGACTTCTCTAAGAACAGTAGCACCTTCATTTACCAATCTTTCAAGTTTGGCTTTTTCGTCACCACCATAAGTTCTGTCTGACATAAATCATCTCCTAAGTTTAAATTATGTTTTATATTATATATTCGTTAGATACAGAAGTCAACTGTTAATGTGACTACGTGTCCAAAGTTTCGTCTTTTGATTTGTATGCCCAATCGTCAGTGTGTCCTACTGACCATTTTGGTGTGTTTTCAACTGTGTAGTTTTGAGTACATACTTTGAAGTCTGGTGTTAGTCTGTTTGGATTTACAAGGCTTTGGTCTGTGAATACAGTTCTATTATTTGGTTGTGCGGCAAACTGTCCGTTGTCTAATTTAATAACATTAAACGTCTTATGCTCTGGATCGTGTTCGCTAAAATTAATATCAAGTGTTGAGTGTTGTGCATGACACGTATCAAGTGTAAACATATATTCGCCTTTGTGCATCTTTCTGTCCTTGCCAAAAAACTCACAATCGCATAGTAAAGGTTTTTTAATTAGTGTAATGTCGTAATCAAAACAATCCCATATTTGTAATGTGTCTAAAGGAAGTTGATCTTCTGGATTGAAATCTTCTTTCCATACAAATGCTGAGATAGGAAGTTTGTCATACAATGCTCCATACTCTGTTAGCAGTGTTTCAAAATATAATGCTTTGGATTGAATGCTTCTTATTGAGATCCATACACCTGGAGTAAGTTCTCCGTGGCCCTTCTGGTGATCATATAGATACTCTTTTTTAACATATACTTCTACAGGTGGTAGGTTATGTACTAAGAAAGCCATATGGATCCTCTGTTAAATTTGTTACTGAGTATTTATATGAAAGTGTTAGAGTGGAAGGTAGTTTAGTGAACTACATCTTAACGCAGTTGTCCACAGTTTTACCACCTTTTTTCTTTGTACCCATTCGCTTGTAGCCTTTCCAGCATACCTTGCCGTCAACGCCTTTTTGCTTTTCTTCTGGGAGTGTAGTGTAACTTGGATTACCACATTCTGAACAGTTAGACTTTTCAGCAAGTTTGCTTTCAAGTACTTGTGCTAAAGATTCTTTGTAATCTTTTTTCTTTTCGTCTTTAGTATCTTTACCATTCTTCTTTGCTAATGCGTCAATAGCCGCTTGTGGCATTTTGCCTTCTTTAGCAACGTCTTCTTTTTTCTTTTTGCTACCACGATCGTGATTGTATTTTTCTGTAGTTTGTTTTGCTTCTTGAACTTCGTCAAACTTTTGCTCGTAGTCCATATGGTGATAAACTGAACCCATATAGTCTGCGGCTTTAGTAATTTTTGATTGCACCCAACCTTCAAGTCCTTCACGCTCTTCTACGCCTTTAAGCATCTCGTGCATCTTAATTGCATACTTGGCAATCTTGTATAGTTCTGCACGTGCCATTTGCACTTCGTGATCTGATTCAGCCTTGTAGGCTAAATCTGCTAAACCTTCTTTAAGTTGTTTTGCTTTCATAATAGTATTTACCTTCTAACTGTTGCTCCGCCCATCAAATTATCTTTGATATCAAGAGCGTTTTCTGCTGTACCGTCTGCCTTTTTCTTCTGTGGTGCTTTAGGTAATCCTTTTGAGTCTTTAGGTCTTTGACCTTTTGCTTGAGCAGGGTTGGCTACTGATGCAATATTACCAGCGGAAGTTGCTCCTGCTGTTGCAAATTCGTTAATACCTGCAAGTTTTTTTAATTCTTCTGAGTATGCTGTTTGTGGAGTACTTGCTTTAGAAACTATACCTGCAAGTTGCTTAATAGCATCTACTTCAGCATCTTCTTTGTATCCTTTATCTTTTCCTTCTTTGTCTAACTCGTACTTCTTTTTCATTAACTCTTTTTTAAGTTCATCGTCTTTGTGCGTGTTAGGATCCATTTGGATATCTTGTAGTGCTTTTTTCTTTGCTTGGTAATCATCTTTGTTTTTAGCCATGTCTTCTTGTGCAACATCTTCTGCCGGAGCCGCACCTTTTTCTGCTTGTTTAACAAGCATCATAAATTTTTGTCTTAGTTGTTGATTACCTAAAATAGTAGTTAACTGTTTTGCAAATGGAGCAATCTGTTTAGAAAGTGCACCTGTCATTGCGCCACCTGATGCAAGTTTATCTAAACCCTTTGCCATCATTGCGCCTGATCCGCCTTTTGCTCCCATAGCGTTTGCCGCCATCTTAGAACCTTGAGCAGTCTTTGCCGCCGCCTGTTTATCACCGCCGGAAGCCATACCAGCAACTTTACCTGCAACGCCACCTTGTTGTTGTGCCGCCGCTTTAACATCACCTTTAGATGCTCCTGTAGCGCCTGCTACTGCACCTACGGCCATATCAGCACCTTTTTGTGCTACTTTGCCAGCCGCCGACTTAACTGCACCTGCCGCCTTCTGAGCACCTGTTTTCACAGCGGTTAACGGATTTTCAGTTACTACTGTTGATTCTGTAATTTCTCTCAGTTTCATACTACTATTTACCTTTTTTCTTTCGTCCGCCCTTCATGTTGGCGCACCAATGATACATCTTAGCCTTCTCTCCAGATGCGTTTTTAGCCTTCTTACGCAATGATGTTACGCTACCATTACAACTTGCACCCGATTTTTTGACTCTTCCGGGCCTACTTTTGCCCTTCTTTTTGCCATCAGCAAAGTTTTCAACTATTTCTAATACTCTCATCTTTTAATTAAACTTTTATCTTTTTTCTTTAAGAATTTTTTATCTGTAGTGTTCTTTTTAATAAAGTCATTTGCTTGTACTTCAACACCAGCAAGTCTGGCATTTAGTGCATCAATTTTTGGTTCAAGTTCTTTAAACTTTTTTAGTACTGTTTTAAGTTTATCGTTTTGTTCATCATCTACTTTATCGTTATCTTGATCAGTATCAACAACTGATTTAAGTAATGCATCTAAAGGATCACTTGCATGTGGATACTTTGCTCTAAGATCTGCTAACGCCTGCATTGTTTCAGGATCAAAACCCTTAATTACTTCACCTTCGTCATCTTTACCCTTGCTTAATCTTTTTTCATGTAAGTTTTGTACATAGTCGTCAAGCATAACAACACGAGCCATTTCTTTACCTTGTGTAGCAAGAGCATCATATCTATGATGTCCATTTACTATTCTGCCTCTACGATCTACTACGATTGGTTCGTATGTATCTTCACGTACTTTTTTGTATTGTTTTGTAAGTTTAATGAAATCTCTTTCCTTTTGTACAGGCTTCATGTTTGATAACTTCATCATACCTTTTTTACCATCTACATCTTTGCCTTTGATTTGTGGTGGTGCTTGTCCGTCTGTAGGCTCTGGGTCAAAGTTATGATCTTGATATCCACTTACGTCACCTACCTTGTATCCTAAACGTTTTAAGTTACTGATCATATGTTTTGCTTCATCTGCTCCACCAAAGAAGTTTAACATAATATCTTGATCGCCCATATTGGCATCATCTGGATTTGTAGTTTTTATGTTAGCCATGTTACGACCTAACTTCATAAAGTCATAGTCTGTTGCATCACTATCTACTGATACACTGTTCTTTGGTAACGGAATAAGATCACCTTCGTTTGTATCTTTGTCTAAATTCTTTTTTAATTTGTCTATTGGACTTTGTGGTATGTCAGCATCTGGATTGTTAGGCAAAGTAATGTCAACTTGTATACCTAAGTTGTTAAACAATCCTTTTGCATTGTTAACACTTGTTAATGCTTTTTGCATAAGTTCTTGTTCATCTTTAGCACGTTTTTCATAGAAGTCAATAAACTTACGTGCCTGCTTTGGTGTAAGACTAACTGTTCCGCCTGTACTTGCACCGCCAGTATCTTTGTAACTTAATGGAAAAGGTTTTCCATCTTTACGATCAGCAATGTTATAGATTACATCAAGTTTTGGTCTTTGTTGTTGTACTACCAACTCTGAAACTTGTTCTTCATCTACAGGCTTATTCATGTGTGCTTTTAATTCTTTAGCAGTTCTTTCAAACTTATGATCTTTGTGTTTAAATCCAACACCACCTGCCGCTTCCCATTTAGCAACGTTTTGTCCAAAGTCATCAATTAGTATGTTAGGTGTACCACCTGTTGAAGTAGCATACTTGGCTTTGTCTGTTGTAATAATAACCTTCTTAGGAGGAAACGCAGTTAAGTTCTTTTCAATCCATTCACGCTTGTGTGGTTCTGCTCTTGGATCATCTGCAAGAGGAGCACTTAAAATATTGTACTCGCCTCTAATTTCTTTTACTAATCCTAACAGTTTATCTGCGTTAGGTGTAGGCTTTAGTTTAAGCCAAAAATCTTCTGTATCTCTAATGTCTTGTAATGCTTTGCCAACGTTTTTAATTTGTTTCCAATCTTTAACGCCTTGCATTTTAGTCCACTCGCCAAAGAAGTCAACAAGCACACCGTCCATGTCAATGTATATTTCACTTGCTTCTGATAATTCATCTGCTTGTAGTTCGTGTACTTGACCTTCCTTTGCCATCTTAGTTGCTGTTGCATACATAACTGCTTCAGCATCTTTGCCGTAACGGTCTTTAAAGTCGCCTTTAGACTTCTTCATACCTTTTACATACTTTTCTTTTTTCTTTTCTTCGCCTTTAGATAATGAACGTTCTTCAACACTTTCAGCCATTCCTAAATTAAACAGTACGTTTGTTTTAGAACCTTTTACTTTTTTAGATAGTGTAGGTGGACGACCGTCTTTGTCTACTTTGTTTCCAAACTTGGCCGCTTGTTTCTTAATAGCATCAACGCCAACATCGGGTGTAGTGTTAACACCTTTTACAACACGACCGCCGTTTTCTTTTATATCAACGAATCTCATTTTTTACGTCCTCTAAACGTTGGTGTGCCAGTCATGAAAGGTTGACTAAACCAAAGTTTAAACCATTCAGCATCGCCAGGCTTTAATCCTAATTTCTTTTCTTTTGCTTTTAATGCCGTAGCAGTAACACTTGGGTTCTCATCAAGTTTGTATGGCGAATAACCATTCCACTCGTTTACACCTGCAAGTTTTTTAAGTTCGTCTATGCTATCGTACATTATGCCTTCGCCTTAAGTTGTTCCATACCTTCAAGTTCTGCCATTAAATCGTTAAACAATTTTTTGTCAAAATTATGATTTTCAATAACTTCTTTTGCTTCTTCTTCTGACTTTGTATTCTTAAGTTTATCATAAAGTACATCTCCACCAGCAAATACTAAACTAATAAGTGGTGCATATTTTTTGTAACTCCATGCTAATCCAAGAATTGCTAATACTCCAAGAATTAGATGTTTATATGGTTCAATCATTTTAATTAACTCGTTTATGCCGATACCAACGCCACCTACAGCAAATAATTGCATAAGCCATTTTTTATTCTTCCATGCCCATAAAAGAAATCTTCCAAGACCTATTATAACAAGTGGTGCCGCTTCGTTAATATTTTCTTCTTGTTTACTGCCTAAGATGCCTTGTAATTTTTCAAACATCTTTTTAGCATATGGTTTAGCCGCATCTGAAACATTATCTTCAAAAGTTTCAAAGTCGCCGTCCATTGCCGCTTGTCTTAATTTTGTTGCACTTGCACCACTGGCATCATCTGCATCAGCATCACGTGAAAGTTTCTTTTGATTAATGCTTTGAAATTCAAAGAAACCATGTGCGGCTTCTGTGCCGTTATACTTTTGTAACAATGGGCGTAGTTTGTCTTCGCCTTCAAATATTGTTATGTCAGTGTAACCTCTATTGTGTAAATCTACAGCAACAGGAAAAATATTTTTTGCAAGTGCTATAGTAATATCTGGAAAACTTTTTTGTGCCCAATCTAATTTTTCTTGTGGACTTAAAGGGTCTGTAGGAACTTTTGCGGCTCTATCTGTTAAAAATAAAAATGCATCACCAGGACCTTGTTTGATAGCCTCTACAAGAAGACCATGTCCTCTGTGTGCGGGATTCATTCTGCCTAATGCAAAACTTGCTTCTTTCCCCGGGCCTTCAAAAAGTTCCCTTAAAAACATTAGTACTCGCCTTCTTTGAAATGATTTACTTCTTCCTCGTAAATTCTTTGTGCGATTTCTTTTCTCTCGTCCATTGGTACAAGATCATTTTCTTCATATGGTAAGTCGTATTTTTTAGTATAACCGCTAACAGCCTTGTCAATCATAGGCATTAATAATTTCATGCTCTTATCTTTGTCGCCGTTGTTGTAACAGTTTTGACAACCACACATTGTTGGATAGTATTCTTTTCTATAAAACATTGGGTCATCTCTCATGAATACAATTAAATCTGTAGGCACATCATAAGATGGCTTGTCGTATTTGTTTGCACCAATTGATAAATCGTCTAAGTTCATATTACCACTTCCTGCATGACCAGTAACGTGCTTTTGTTCTTGGTCCTGGATTATCACAATTATGTCTTGCTCTAAAACTCTTTCTTGCGCCTGGATTGTTTTTTCTAATACGCATTGATTTACCTTTTACACTGCTACCGCCGTGTCCAAAGTTAACCTTTTTAACATTTCCTGTTTTAGGATCTTTGACATATACTTTAAATTTCTTAACATCACCTGCCATAGGTTTGCCAAGTTTAACTTTACGTCCTTGATATTCTGCTTCGTCTATTAGATCGTCATCTTCGTTCCACCACATCTCACCGTATGCTTCGTAGAAGTCATCATCGTCATCATATGTTTCGTCAAGACTTGTATCAGTAGATGCACCAGAAAGTTGTTTTATTCTATTAAGTTCTACACTATCAGTCATAGAGTTCTTTTTCATTAAGTGTTCAGCAAACTCGTCCATCCATGCTTTGTCATCAATAGCATTTGTAAGCGTTTCAATTTTTTCATCAGCACTATTTCCAGGTACATCTTTTGCTGTTACTACCTCTGAGTCGTTAAACTCTGATTTACTTACGAAAGATTTAAGTTTTGGAAAATCATCTGACCATAAAGCATCATCATTAATTACTTCAATTAATTCTCTTAAAACAAATTCAGCATCATCTGAGCCAATACCTTTTATATATAATTCTCTAAATTTATCTAATGCACCTGTATCTTCTACTGTTGATTCATTTCCACCTTTTAAAACATTAATAGCATTTTGAAATGCCTTTGCTTGTTCTTCTGGTGAGTCTACAGGATCTAATTCTGCAAGTGCTTTTCCTTCTATAGAATCTTGCCAAGCCTCTTCACCCATGTCTTCAATACCTGCTCGGATATAATCACCTATTTCGTCTGCTATAAAGTCTGACATATCATTGCCTGCTTTTGCATTTTCTAAACCACTTTCAAGATCGCCAAGTAACTCGTTGTTAGTATCTTCATTAGTAGATTCAAAATCACCGTGTTTGACAGCATCTCTATAAGCGTCTGCTTTGTCGGCCATTCTGTCATTGTAATCATCAGAGACCCAATCAACTATTTCAGGAAGTTCCTGTAACTCGTCCATATCTCCATCTTCTACTTCTGTACCATCTGTGTACTTAACGCCAATATCTATAACAAAGATCATATCACTATAATCTTGCATATCGTACTCGATAGTATCTGTATCTATTTCTTTACCCTTGAAGATAATTGCGTCACTACCTTCACGGAAACCCGCTTCTTTTAAATATTCTTGAAATGTTTTCATAATGATAATAACCTTTATACTGCTAATATAAAGTATTTATCACAGATTGTCTACTAAAAGTTTATACAGAGATTTCAATATCGAACTTGGAGAAGCCCATATCGAATAGTTTATTGGCTATATTTTCAGCGATTTCGTTGCTTTGTGCTTCGTTTAGTTTGTTATGCGTGTCAATAGTAAGCACTGTTTCGCCTTTATCGGTCTCTATAACCTCATAATGCGTTTCTGATTCATTAAGTGCTTCGCCTGTACAGTTTAGCACTTGCTCGGCAACAATAGCATCAACATCTTCTTCTTTGTTAGGCCATATAATACTAATACTTTCCATAATAACTCCTAATGATTCAACATGATACTATTTACTGTACCATCTGTGTACACAAGTTTTGCTCTAACCCAAACATAATTACCTGTAAAGTTAGCAAATTTATTAGCAGTCTCTTCCGCGGCTGTGTATGAGTGTACTTCAAACCAATCGCTTTCTGTAGGTGTAGTTGCAAGTGAGGCTTGGATAGTAATTGTACCTGTAAGACCTGCAAAGTTGTATTGTACAGTGTGCAAACCATCTGCACGACCGTAATATCCATCACCTTTGTGGTCAGTACCTGTAACGGTCACAACAGTACTATCTCCTGGATGGGTATTTGCTGATAAAATTGTTTCGCTATTGCTTGGCATACATGTATTTATCTAAAGGCTTATGCATCAACAGTTACGGGTTTAGTTGCTTTATCCGTAACAAGTACTATAGCATTATCTTTGATATCGATAACAACATGTCCGCCTGTTTTTAAGGCACCAAACAGTAATAGTTTACTTAGATCCTTCTTGATTTCTTTATCAATAGTTCTTTGTAATGGTCTTGCACCCATTTTGCTATCAAATCCTACATCAACAAGGTAGTCAATAGCATCATTTGTAATCTCAACAGTAACGTTTTTATCTGTTAGCATTGCTTTAAGTTCTACAAGGAACTTACCAACAATTTTAATCATCACGTTCTTCTCAAGTTTGCCAAATGCTACAACGCCATCAAGTCTATTACGGAACTCTGGAGCAAAGAACTTCTTAAGTTCAGTATCTTCGTAATCCATTTCCATATCTTCATTGAAGCCGATCGCATTTTTCTCTGCCTGTTCTGCACCAAGATTGGTTGTTAGAATGAGAATGGCATTTTTTGCGTCGGCTTCCTTACCGTTGCTACCTGTAACTTTTCCGTTGTCCATTAACTGTAATAAAATCTGTGAAACATCTGGGTGTGCTTTCTCAATTTCATCTAACAGTAATACACAATTAGGGTGTTCTTGTAATTTAGTAATCAATAGTCCTGCACTATCTTCATAACCTACATATCCTGGAGGCGATCCAATTAGTTTTGCAACACTATGCTTCTCTTGATACTCTGACATATCAAATCTTACAAGTTCAACACTTAATTCATTTGCAAGTTGTTTTGCTGTTTCTGTTTTACCTACACCAGTTGGACCCATAAACACAAACGAACCAATTGGTTTATTCTCTTGTTTAAGTCCTGCCTGTGCAACAAGAATCTTATCTACAATTTCTTCTATTGCAGAGTCTTGTCCGTACACTTGCTTTTTAAGATTGCTATCTAAGTTAGCAAGATTGCTTGTTTCTTTCTGTTGTACTTGTTCTGGAGGTAGTTTAACTGCTTTAGCAAGTTCAAACTGTACTTCTTCTTTACCTACAACACGTTCAGTAACTTCTTTTAAGTTAAAACGTGAACAAGCCAAGTCTAATAAGTCAATTGCTTTGTCTGGTAGTTTTCTATCAGCCATATATTTTACACTTAACTTAATTGATTCGTCAATTGCTTCATCAGTAATATTAACTTTATGAAACTCTTCGTAATACTTTTTAATACCTTGTAAGATTTCTGTAGTTACACCTTTATCAGGTTCTGAAACACTTATTCTTTGGAACCTACGCATTAATGCACGATCCTTTTCAAAGTATTTTCTATATTCTTCCCATGTAGTACTTGCTACAACTTTAATATCGCCTTTACCTAATGCAGGCTTTAACATATTAGCCAAGTCGTTTGAACCACCTGACCCTGCATTACCGGCACCATTCATCATGTGTGCTTCATCGATAAACACAATAGTTTTACCTTGCTTTTTAATTGCACTCATTACAAGTTTAAAACGTTCTTCAAAGTCACCTCTGTATTTAGAACCTGCCAACATAGCACTAATGTCTAAGTTGTAAACTGAATACTCTTGTAAAAACTCTGGCACTGCTTTATTAACAATATTAAATGCAAGTCCTTCAGCAATAGCAGTTTTACCTACACCAGGATCACCAACAAGTAGTACATTATTCTTACTACGTCTACCTAATGCAAGTGCAATGCCTTCAAGTTCTTCTGCACGACCAATTACAGGATCAATCTTTTGATCGCCTGCTTGTTTATTAAGGTTAGTTGTAAAGTCACGTAAAGCCTTTTCA